ACTGCCGTCAACGGCTCCGGCGGCACATCCCTGCCGTCGTCGCTGACGCTCAGCTCCAGCACGGCGGCGACCAACCTGTTCTGGGCGGCGGTGTCCTGATGGCGCGCTATCCGCAAGGCCAGCCAGTGCGTGTGTCGACCACCGTCCGGGACGCCACCACGCTGACCCTGCTGGTGAAGCTGGCGCAGGCTGACGGCACGCTAGCGACCACGGGCATAGGGGGCCAGCCATGATCAGCGCCGGCGGCATGTACCCCATCGCGTTCGACGTCCTCGACGCGACCGGCGTCCTCACCCACGCCTCCACGGCCACCCTCACGGTCACGCTGCCCGACGGGACCGCCGACACCCCCGCGATCACCGACGCGGCGGTCACCGGCCAGTACCGGCTCGCCTACCAGACCACCATCCCCGGCCGGTACACCGCCCACGCCGTCACCACCGGGCCCGTCACCTCCTGGGACGACGAGTTCGACGCCGCCGCCACCCCGTGGCCCGCGATGGTGTCCCTCGCCGACGCCAAGGGCCAGCTCAACATGGACCCCGCCGACCATGATGTCGACGACGAGCTCCGGGACTTCATCGCCGCCGCCACCGGCGCCGCCGAAGCCTACAAGCACGAGGTCATCGTCCGCCGCACCGTCACCGACGAGCTCGACCTGTCCCGCCTGGGCTGGTGCGGGTACGCGTACGGCGGGCTGCGGCGGCAGCAGTTCTGGCTCCGGTCCGCGCCGGTGATCTCCCTGACCTCCATGGTGTCCTGGGATGGCACGACGACATGGGACGTCACCCAGATGCGGGCCGCGCCGTCCGGGGTGGTCCGGGTCATGAACGGGCCGCCGGTCACCGGCATCGTCGACGTCACCTACCTCGCCGGGTACCAGCAGGTCCCGCCCCACTACAAGCGCGGTGCCCTGGTGATAGTCCAGCATCTCTGGGAGACGCAAAGAGGCCCGGGCACCGCCGCGTCCGGGGTCATCGGCACCGAGGAGCACTGGCGGGCGCCCGGCGAGTTCTTCTCCGTCCCGGACAAGGCCAAGGAGCTCATGGGGCCGCCGCGGCCGGTGATGGCCTGATGGCCGCCTGGTCGTCGCAGGTCCCGGACGCCATGGCCGCGCTGCTCGCCGCGTTCCGCGCCGCGCCCGCCCTGTCCGGCACCGACGTCCGCGACGGCCCCGTCGTCACCGGGTCGCCGGCGACCGAAGCCGTCCTCGTCGGCTGGTACGGGCAGCCTGGCGACACGCTCGCCGCCGACGCCAGCGTGAACCCGGAAGTCTTCGGCGACGCCGACGACCGGGAACTGTTCGCGATCCGGTGCGCCGCCCTGGCCCTGAACGGCGACGGCGACATGACCGCCGCCCGCACCAGCGCCTACGCGCTGCTGGCCGCGTGCGGCGCGGTCGTCAGGGCGGACCGCAGCCTGGCCGGGACGGTCAGCGACTCCCACATCGGCACCCACGCGCTGCGGCAGGAACAGCGGCCCGACGGCGCCGTGGCCACCGTCACCTTCACCGTGGCCTGCGACACGTTCACCGGAACCTAAAGGAGGCAGCCGTGAAGATCCTGGTCACGGGGTCGTCCGGGTTCATCGGCCGGCATGTGGACGCCGCGCTGGAAGCCCGCGGCCATACGGGCATCGCGTATGACAGGCCGCTCGGGGACGTGCGCAACCCCGGCCGGCTCGAATTCGCGTGCCGCATGTCCAAGGCTGAGGCAATTATCCACCTGGCCGGGATCCTCGGCACGTCGGAGCTGTTCGGCCAGGTGAACGAGGCGCTTGAGGTCAACGTGATCGGCACCGCGAACGTCCTGGCCGCCGCCCTCGACGCTGGCGCGGGCTACACCGGGATCACGATGCCGGCGGTGTTCCCGTCGGTCTACACGGCCAGCAAGATCGCCGGACGGGAACTCGAGCGGGCCTTCCACCACGCCGGCCTGCCCACATCGCGGGTGCGGGCGTTCAACGCCTACGGGCCCGGCCAGAAGCACGGACCCGGCCACCCGCAGAAGATCGTCCCGACGTTCGCCGTAGCGGCGTGGGCCGGCCAGCCGATACCTATCTGGGGTGACGGGGAGCAGACGGTTGACCTGATCCACGTAGATGACCTCGCGCACCTGCTCGCCGACGCCACCGCGTTCGGTGACGACGTGACGATCGACGGCGGAACCGGGCAGGCTATGACCGTGAACCAGGTGGCATCGATGGTCCTGGACATCACCGGATCCCGGGCAGGGATCGAGTACCTGCCGATGCGGCTCGGCGAGGTCCCCGCGAAGATCGCGGCGGAAGGCGAAGGGTGGGACCGGCTCGACTGGCGGCCCGCGTTCGACCCGGCCAGGTTCGCCGAGACCGTGGAGTCGTACCGGTGAGCCCCCTGGTGTCGGTGATCACCCCGACATGGCAGCGCCGGGACCTGCTGCTCGGCCGGTGCATTCCCTCGGTGCAGGCGCAGGACTACTACTCGGCCGTCGAGCACGTCATCGTGTCCGACGGGCCGGATGAGAACCTGTTCGCCGCCCCGCTCACCACCCCGGCCGACTTCCGTTACCCGGTTCGCTACTACCAGCTGCCGGAGCATGACCCGGCGGCGCGGTGGGGGCACTGGGCGCGGCTCCACGGGATTGACGTGGCCAAGGGCGAGTACATCACATACCTCGACGACGACGACGCCTACCGGCCGGAGCACTGCCGCCTGCTCGCCGCCGCGCTGGACGAGAATCCCGGCGCCGGGTTCGCGTACGCGCGGACGATCATGCACGCGCAGGGGGGCGCCTACTGCCGGATCGGCACCGACCCGCCGCAATACGGCCAGATCACCGTGACGCTCATGCACCGCCGGGAACTGCTCGACATCGCGACGTGGGAGCAGTCGCGGCCGACCATCGACTGGGATCTCGTGTCGCGGTGGCTGGACGCCGGGGTGAACTACACCTCAGTCGGCGCGGACACGGCGGACATCTGGCCGAGCACGTACCGCTGATGACCACCGCCTGCCGGGTCGCCTACTCCGCCCCGTGGGGCTGACCTGGCCACGAGGGGCGTGAGGCGTGCGCATCCACGGCCGCAACGGCCTCGCCTACCTGTCCGTCCACAACGGCGACGCGGCCAGCCCGGTCGCCTACCTGAACTCCTGGGCCGCCAGCTGGGCCCGCGACGTCACCGACGTCACCACCCTCGCCGACACCCAGCGCGTCTACGTCACCGGCCTCCCCGACGCCTCCGGCACGTTCACCGGGTTCTGGGACGACGCCACCAGCCAGACCTACACCGCCGCCACCGACGGGCTCCCGAGGTCGATGTACCTCTACCCCGACTCGGCGAACATGAGCCAGTACATCTCCGGCCTGGTACTGCCCGACCTGACCGTCACCGGCGGCGCCGGCACAGCGGTAACCATCAGCGTGAACTGGGCAGCCGCAGGGCCCGTCACCAGGACCGGGCCTAGCAGCGTCTACGCCGCAACCTACGCCGCCACCTACTGACGTGCGTCAGCAGCGGAAGCAACGAGCAAGGAGCGCATCTGCCTCCTGAAAGGAGGTGGTGCCCTGTGCGCTGGCTGATCGGACATCCAGGGCCGCATTTACTTCAGCGTCCACGACCTGTACGAGGGCTGGACCGAGGCGCTCCGCGGGCTCGGCGAGGACGTCTACACGTTCAACCTCGGCGACCGCATCAGCTTCTACGAGATGGCCCACGTCGAAGCCGGCGTCACCGACGAGAACGGCCGCCCCGCGATGCGGAAAGCGCTCGACCGGAAAGTCGCGCTCGAGACAGCCGCCCACGAGATCCTCCGCGGCGCGTTCCTCTGCTGGCCCGACGTGGTCCTGCTCGTCTCCGCGTTCTGGTACCCGCCCTACCTCCTCGACGCGCTCCGCGGCCGCGGCATGAAAGTCGTGCTGCTCCACAGTGAATCGCCGTACCAGGACGGGGAGCAGCTCGAACGGGCCGGGCACGCCGACGTCAACCTGCTCAACGACCCGGTCAACATCGCCGCCTACCAGGCCCTCGGCGTCCCCGCCGCCTACATGCCCCACGCCTACCGGGAGACCGTCCACTACCCGCCCGGCCCGGCAGCCGGGAAGAAGTGGGACCTGTCATTCATCGGCACCGGATTCCCCAGCCGGGTCGCGTTCTTCGAGCAGATGGACCTCGCCGGCCTCGACGTCCACCTCGCCGGCCCGTGGCTCGACCTGCCGGAGGACTCGCCGCTGCGGGACTGGACCGCCACCGACCCCGACAACTGCGTCGACAACACGCAGACCGCCGAGATCTACCGGCAGTCCCGCGCCGGCATCAACTTCTACCGCCGCGAATCCGAGGACGCCCACGAAGGCGAAGGCTGGGCCATCGGCCCCCGCGAGGTCGAGCTCGCCGCGTGCGGCACCTGGTTCACCAGGGACCCGCGGCCCGAAGGCGACGGGCTGTTCCCCATGCTCCCCACCTACGCCACGGCGGAAGAAGCCGGCGACCAGATCCGGTGGGCCGTCGCCCACCCGGAACAGCGGCAGGACGCCGCGACCAGAGCCCGTGCAGCCATCGAGGGCCGCACGTTCACCAGCAACGCCAGGGCGCTACTGCGCATGATCAGCAAGGGGTAAAGAGATGGCTCGATCCCATGGGCGCAACGGCTCGGTGTACCTGGGCGTGACCAACGGCGCGGCCGCGTCGCCCGTCACGTTCCAGGCGTCCTGGACGATGAGCATGACCGTGGACAAGCAGGATGTCACCGCGTTCGGCGACTCGAACAAGATCTACGTCGCCGGGCTGCCCGACTCAAGTGGGGACTTTAGCGGGTTCTGGGACGACGCCACAGGTCAGACGTACCTCGCGGCGACCG